TGCCAGTAAGTGCGGATGCACGTTGCATGGCCTGGAGCATTTCGCCCAATTTATCGACCGGTAGATCAGCCATTTGACGACGAACTTCCTCGGCCTTAAATCCGTGAAGACGCATCATCATATCGTCAACTGCTTTTTGTACCTTATCTAAATGACGACCCACGCTATACCCGACAGGGCCAGCAAGAATAGCACCAGCACCAGCACCAATTCCCGTAGCAACACCGGCCTGCGCAAGATTAATCTCATCCCTAGCCCCTGCTTCTTTTTCAATGTTTTGTTTAACTAAGTCAAACCCACCAGCGAGTGTGCCACCTTCCGTGGCCCCAGCTACTGTTCCTTGTATCCCTAGTTGAATGGCCTTCTTAAGCTCTTGCTTGGCAAAAGCTTTAGCGGCACCTTTAGAGGCAAGACCACCAACACCCAGCCCAACATACGTGGTGGGGTCCATCAAGATGGCGTTAACTGCGGACATTCCCTCGAAGAAACCGCCATCTGAATGATCATACATGTTGATTAAGTTAAGAAAAGCTTTGGCCGATTGCGGATCATTCTTGGACAGTATATCCTTGGCCCAGGTAAGAGTAGATGCAACGTTCCAGTTGAACATCTGTACTTCACGTTTGGCCCAGAATGCTATGTCCTCGTCAGTTGGTGGTCCTTCGTAGATGTTAGGTGCACCTGGAGTTATACCGGGCCTAAATTCCGGCTCACCTTTAAATTTGTACAGCTGCTTGGCGTACTCGAGCCATTCCGGAGTACGCGTAATTTCATCGGTGGAGGGTGCTTTGTAATTCTCAGCCTTAGCTGCCTCCGGTGGCTGCCAAATATCGGGGTCCGGCTCCGGTCGATCCCCGCCTTCAGATATATCTCCGGCCTCATCGGGACGGTCTTCCTGGCCATCGGGACCGGTATCCGGTGGGGTAGTACCTACCCCTATCGGCTCGCCACCGGATATGGCCTGTAACATGCCACGTTCACCAGCGTCTTCGGTTTCTTGCGACCACATAAAGAGGTCTTGAACAGCGCGGTTGTCCATACGCCCATTGGGTACAGATTCGCGGAAAGCATCAAACTTCTCGCCCATACCTTGAGCGTCCATTTCTTTCTGCTGCTGTTCTTCCGCTTCTTTTAAGAGGTCGTCTAAGCTACTCATGCTTATTGCTCAAATTGCTGGTACAGTGGGTGGTCCTCTTCAAGCATCAAACGACCACCATTGGGAGGTTGCCCCTGCCCACGGTAATACGCCGAGAATCTGGCCGCCACTTGCTCAGCCTGTGCCCTGTCCATAGCCCCACCTTGTACCTGCTGTTGGACCCACAGCACGAAGCTTCTTTGCTGCTCCTTACTAAAGGCATAGGTACCGTCAGAGTTACGGGTCATGAAATTCTGTGCTTGAGGGAAAAACTCGATAAATTCTTGGTTTACGGGGTCCTCAAAGTTGTCCGATTTGAACGAGGATTTATTCTCGTTGAAAAACGCTATCGGGTCTGCGTCAACACCGAATTGATCCATATACTGCATCAGCGCTTGCTTAAACGCAGTAGCAGCCTCGACATTGGGCTGATCACCATACAACAACCCGGTCAAAGTTTCCTGGATGCCGGTATGTGCCTTGATCATTTGCCATGCATCATCGTACCCTTGGGCTTCAAGGGTACTCTTGACCTTAGTGTCAATGTCTTTGATCAGTTTGGCAGCATCTGTGCCCGATATTCCGGGTGGACGACCAGTTGGCTGACCTGTGGGGGTTAACCCCATAGCTTCCATCTGTATGGCTAATTTCAGATATTCTGCCTTCCCAGATACCGTATTCTTATTGCCAGTATACGGTAACTTAATGATCTCGTTGCGCCACCGGCTTAGGGTAAATTCATTTGAAGCACCGGACGACCCACCTGTGTTCAGCGCATTGTAGAGAATCATAGCTGTTTCGCGAGTTATATCATCATCTTCCAGGGCTACATTAACGTCCTGTACCGTCAAGGTATTTTCGAAGAATTGGCTTGTTAGCTCAGCGCCATTCGTCCTATGCTTCTCCGCACGTTGCTGCTCAAATCCGTTGATCATCTTGTCGCCCTGAGCATTGACAGTGCGCATGGTTTCAGGGGTCATGCGGTTACCATTGGTCCACATATCCTCTATAACCTGGTTCACTTGGTCAGCGCTGCTGGCTTTCATCAACTGATTTTGAACATCAATCTGATCCACTCTGGGTCCGATCGATTGTATCTGCTGGGATGCCCAAACCGGGTCGGCACCTTGAGCTACCTGACGTTCGATGATCTGCTTGGCTTGCTCCTCGCGTTCTTCTGTCGGCGCATCGGATGCCAATACCTGCTCTACGGCGGCTTGAGCCGTAGCCTGGTTGTGGGCACGAGCCTTAAGAATACTGGCCTTGGCGATAGCTTGTGAACCCGGTGCCACGTACCTTGTCATCATTTCTTCGACAAACTTGGCGCGCTGGGCCGGGTCCTTAATCTGCGCCGCGTGAGCGCTAACTATTTCTTGACTCTTAACAGCCCACCATTCGTCAGCAATTTCATGAGCGTATACGAATGGTTTACCTACCTCTCGAACATTACCGCTAGAGTCGGTTACGGTAAAATTGACCTCGTGAGGAATATCATCCGGAATCTCGCCAGTTTGCACAGCGCGAGCCGTTTCCAATTTGGCGCGGAGCAGGGATAATTCCTGAGCAGCAGTACCGGTTGCCTCGGACAATTCGGTATCGGCTCGATCTTTGACAAGGCTAGCGACAGATGTAACAACACCGCCGATAGCTTGCCCGAGAGCCTGATAGTTCGGGCGCGGCAGATTGCGGCCATGCATAGCACCGACTCCACCAACCTTGATCCCTGGAAGTTTCATCCTCTGAGCATACCGTAAGTCTGAACGCCACTGGACAGAGCGTTAAATGCGCCTGTCTGGGCGCGAAGCTGAGCTTCCTTCAAACCAAGTGATCTGGCGGTATTGGCGTATTCCCGCATCCAAGTAATCTCTTTTCTGAATTCGTCAGCCATCGTGTTAAGATAACCTTGGGCAGTAGACCCACCTGAGTGCAAAACGCCAGCATTCTCGCTGAATGCTTTGGTCGCGCCCTTGATCTGCCCCTGCTCAAATTCGCGGCGACGAATCTCCTCCATATTCGACTTCCAAGTAAGCTCAGCCGCCGCCTTGTCAATTTTCTTTTGTTTGCTGGAACCGAATAGCCCAGAAGCAAAAGAGGCTATTCCCATTGCAGCTGCTACCCATTCCATTATCGTTTCCTCGTACCGGTAAGCCGAGTGCTTCTTATCACTTCCGTTCTACCCTGAGAACCGTCAGCGTAAGCAGCTTCATCGAGCTTCTTGTCGTAAAGAGCTTCTAGGTCAACTAGAAGCTGCCTATTTTCAGTGAGCGTCATGCAAGTATCAGCCGCCATCCTTGCGGCTAGAGCGTGTACAAATCCTGGTGAAAATAGACCAGAATCTGTAACCTTCATTATAAATTCTGCCCAGATCGTGTTCTCCGGTGAAAGGATATACTTACCCTGCCTTTCCCATTGGGCAGGAGAAAGATCACCCGGAGTAACGCCTTGGCTACTAAGATTGGGTCTGTATACCCTATGTACACGAAGAACATTACTGGGTATCAGAAAACGGTTATCCCTTCCCCACGCTGGACCGGTTGCCAGTGCGGCCATCGTTTGACGTTCCAGAGCAAACGTCCAGGCAAAGTCGCCAAGTACCTTATCACGAGATAGCTCGTAATTAGCATTCATTACCTTGGCTTCGGTCTGATTATCGCCAAGAGAATTAATAAGGTCCTGCCCCATCCAAGAGAGGGCCAAATTCGCGATTTGTACTGGGTTTGCCATTAGACTTCCCTAGCCGCAACCTTACCAAAGATGGCCACGACCTCTGTAATTAGCGGTTTATCCTGGGTAATTACCAAATCACCTTTACCAGAGCCAAGCTCTGAGTAAGCAATATCGTCTGAAACAATAGGTTCACCCCTGCCCATTGGGGTAGCCGGGGTTCTATCTTTCGGCGGCTCTCCCTCGACGAGTGGTAGAGCCGAATTGTTCACACGCAGGTAGATTTGTGACCACCTGCGTTTTGTGACCTGCGCTGTGCCACGATTACCGACGCCTTCTACCGGCAGCAGTTGGAAAGAATTGTCAAATTTCAGACCGATATATGCTCTTGCACCCAAGGCCCAACTTTGAAATCCGGAGGCAACGCCTGCAACAACAGATATAGTGTCAGGGTGAATAGTCCAATAAGGGTCACCAGTATCATCATCTTGCTGCTCCACAACTACCGTAACCTGCTGATCGGTCAAATGATCAATATCAGATATGGTCCCGGCTTCAGATATTGAAGTGTACACATAGCTATCAAGAGCTACCACGGAATCCCGATCAAAGCTCATTTGTTCATGGACCGGTAATAAAGTTCCTGGGAATCCTACCCTATTGATAGTCAGCCACAGCTTACTGCCTGTTTCCGTGTCAACTGACGCTATGGACATAACCCTATTAGTTGACTGTGCACCAGAACCGTTGTACGCGGTTTCTAGCCTCCACCACCCTATAACTTCCTCAGGATAGAAGAACGTGCACATACCAATAGTGCCATCGGCCAATAGAAACGCAGCCTGATAACTTGGCTCGTCCATGAATGCCATCTGCCTCACCGGGACTCTAAATATGTCCTCAGCCAGTAGATTTAATTCATTACCATCCCAGCCGTAATTGGTGCCGCCTTCATCAGCAAACGTCCTTAATATACGTCTACTATTAGAAGTGTATACCATGGTACGTCCAACAACTACCGGCAAGACGCAATTCGATCCCCAATCCGTTTGTTTCGGGAATGCAAAATCATCGAATGCAATAACACCATCTACCGATGTACCTACAACCTCGGATATATCGGTATTGATTACCAATTCTTTACGGCTGGTCAGTGTTTGAATATTTCCTGCCGATGAAAGTGGAAAGAGTAGCGGATCATCCTTTGAGTCCGGGGCGGTATTACCAAAATCGGCATACGCACCAGACCTTGAAGCCCAGACTGTGGAAGGTTCTTGCGGAGTACCGCCAAGCCAGAGACGACCTTCGTGAAACGCGCATGCGCGAGGCCAATTACCGTCTACCCAGGTATTAGGTATCGGGTTTACGTAATCTGGATCGGCATCTAACCTACCAAATGTCCACCCAGACTCATTATCCAGTTTTAGTACGTATGTTGGTACTTCCTTGTGGGTAAATACCATGACGCCTTCACCAGGATCAAATGCCATGTTCAAGCATTCTAACTGAGCCGCGTCCCAAGGTGATGTAAATTCTACCGTTGTACCCGACCCACTGGGGTACTCAGATGTTAGGCTAATCCTACCTATATTACCAATAATGCCGCGAGCGGCAAACGGGATGGTGGGTTCTGTGTTGATATACACGAATCCAACACTGATGAACACTTTGCTGGCATTCGGGACAAAAAGGATTGTGTCCTCTTCCCATTGACCATTAACATTGATCGTGAAATCCTGGGACAGGACATCATTGCCACCCTGTGTCGTGCCAATGTCAACGCGCCACCGGTAATCTGCCTGGACCTTTGCAAAACCACCCACGTTCGCCAAACTGTCAGCATTAAGAAAGAACCGCCAGCGCGATTTAAAGGTAGCTTGTTGGGTTTCAAGCCCAGCGGGTATGCTAATGCCAGCAGACCCGGATTGCATAGCACCGGGCCTGAATCCTTGCGGCGAGGCATTTGGCCTATGGGGGCAGAAATAATTCCAAGTAACTTCTGGGGTACCGGGATTTACGGGACCCTCTAAGCCCAGTAAGATACCATAGACAAATGGGAAGCTACCGGAGCCAGAACCTACGATATTAGCATCCCTATTGAATACCCATTGGTCCAGGCTTGCTGATGCCCAATTAGCGTTGGGTATAAGATTACCGGTCTGACCGCCAATTACGCTCGAGCCGTTTTCCGCATCCTTGGCAACTATCTTACCTTCGCCAATTTCTATAAGTACATCAGTACCAAGGCCACGACGGAAGGTAAAGGTGCGGATACCGGCGTTGGAAAGACTACCGGATACCCAATTAGCCGGGTCCACCGTATTCAAGAATTTGGAGCCATTACGTAGACGGATTGGCCCCTGAACAATGGGCATCCAATTACGAGCTAGTGATAGCCCGCTCTTGTATACCTCTGAGCTTACTCGACCCCGGACACTTTGGGAAATCTCGCCAGCGGAAAAGGATTCTTGAATAGGGGATACACGTGGCACTAAATAAGATTCCCGCTAGTGGTCCAAAATGCGAACTCCCTGTCAGCAAGAGAGTTCTGGGTAAAGCCGTTAAGCCCCAACACCTGGAACCACATATCATTGATCGGGCCAGGAGTTGCCCCCTTCCCGATCAACATACTGCGCCACCTGTCCATTAAGGTATCGCCAGTTCCACCCTCCACCGCCAACCACAACATGAGAAGATCATTCACGTGGGGTGGACCGGCGGGGAATTGAGTGCGCAGCCTTTCGTACCGCGCATCAATAGTGTTGTTTAAGGCCATTTAGTCCTCGTCTTCATCATCCTCGGGTTCATCGTCACCGAGTTTTGCCTTGAGCGCCTCGTTCTCTTCTTTGAGACGATTATACTCAGGATTTGCTTCCATCTGTAACTGCCGTACTTCACGACCTTCCAGATGTGCACAGATTTTCTCAAGCGATTGAGGCTCGATGTTGAGCCTCTTTGAGATAATGTGCTGCGGCATACCCTCTTTCAACCAGTTCTTGATGCGATGGTATTGGCGCTGATTAGCCCCTACTCTCTGGCCCATGGAATTCTCCTTTTAGTTGATTTTTGCGACATCTTCCATGTAAAGTTCAAGAGCCTTCCTTATAATCGTGTCATACACGTGGCTGTTGAATGGGGGGTAGAAACCGCTGTCATAGGCGATAACTACCTGATCTTCCGTAAACGCTGGAAGATTGTTAAGCAGCGTATCGCTGCCAATGGTGACGTTACCCGGTGGAGTGGAAACACCCCAGGTAATAGAAGGCGCACCTAATTGCGGGTACCCGGCTTCGCGAAGTGCATCCGCAATAGAGCCAATAGCATTGATGCCGCGTAGCTGAATAGCATCGCGGACATTGGTTCCGATTGCGAGGATTACTTCACTGGTAGCGATACTGAGGGTTGCAGCGGCCTCAGTGGTAACGGTCATGTTTGCTTTGGCAGCGGCCCGATCAGGAATGATAATTTTATCCACTTCCGACTCCTTAAAAAAGGGGTCCCGATGTCGGGACCCCAACTCACACTTCGCCAGAAGTACGGGTTAAATCGTATCTGCCAGCTGGAGGTTGACGATATGCTCGTCCTCAACCCGAACGGCACCGATCGTCATGAAGGAGTAAATCCGCCATGCGAACGAAATCGAGGGGTCTTCCGCAACTCGCGAAGTGATATCCCGATCAACCATGAGGCCGATCGCCTTGCGAGTCATTGCAAAGCAATCGATGTCCGTTCCAGGCGCGGTGGGGTGATTCAGCCGCGTAGAAACGATCCATTCATAGCCCATCCAGTTCTGCACGTAACCGGTGGTCGTCAGGGGCCGCACAGCATTGAAGTCACCGCTGGTGGCTTCCGTCAGCTGCAAGAGTTTCCTTGCCTGAACCGGGCCGATAACCATGCACTTTGGCTCGTCCGGATCGATGTCATTGTCCAGGAACCTTTCGGTGACCTGAGTAATGATATCGTAGGTAAGGGGGGTGTCATACACGTCAACGGTGGCACCGAAGACTTTCTGACCGGCTGGGAAGGCATTGTTAGCACCATCCCCATCGAGCGCAGTACCCGTTGCTGCTGCGATGATTTCATCGTCGTAAGCTCGACGCATCGCGTAGCCTTGCGACTGTGCGATGTTCGAGTTGGGATCGATGATCATCTGCACAACGTCTTCCTGCTCAGTTGAGTCACCGACGTCGTACGTTGTGGGTACCGACACCCTACGGCTCCACGGCCAATCTTGGACCGGGGTTGCCTGGAGTCGAGTGGATTTCACCTGCGCTTCTGCTGAACCCAACCGTTCCCAGTTGTGGCGTTCAGAATTCGTGCCCCGCTCCATGACCTTACTGCGAAGGCGGGAGGGCATTTGCTGCGCAAGGTGCCGAAGGATCGATTCGTAAGTCTGTATAAAGACTTTGTCGACGGTATTGACCATTATTGGCTCCTACACAAAGTTAAGTTAAAGTTTGCGCTTGGAGCAACCCGGTAACCCGGACCCCTCAGCTTAGGCCGTTCGTGACCTCAACCGGAGGCAATAAAGGACCTTTGTGGCTACCCTCTATCGATCTCTTTTGCGAAGTATACCACACCCGGAGGCTCCTGTCAACCCCTCTCAAGCATACTCACATACAGTTCTGAATTCTCTTCCATGAGCTTGCACCACTTTTCTTGTTCTTTTTCGGGTCTTTCGGGGTCAAGCCTGCACACAAGAGGTCTGTTTTCGTATATAGCACACGCCATATTGTTCTCCTCTTGTAGGTGGATGCAGGCTTTGTCACCCCTGTCAAGTGCCGGAATTTTAAACCCAATGAACCGGCAGCAAGCTCCGCACCGCCAGCACTTAAAGGCCACCCGCCGCTGCTGCACGTCTCAAATCGACCACTTTCTGGATCATTTCCCTATGCTGAGGGTGAGACGCGTCCCAATATGGACCTGTGCGATCGGCCATGATTTCATTGGCTCTGGCCAACGCTTCTGCCGGAGGCAACCTGGTAGTGGATTCATCCTTGTCGAAGTTAATCCCTTCCTGGCCCAATTGCTTGCCGACGTTGTATATCCACTTGAGAGCCTCCGCCGGTAGTTTCCTGTCGGCGGCAAGCTCGAGCATCTCCTTAGGGGCACCAGTACCCTTGAGTACCGAATCTACGAGTTCCAGGTTGTCCTCGTAGACAATGCCCCATTCTTGTTTTAGCGCCCTTATACCCCCTGTCAATGCAGCGGCATTCTCTTCTTCCCTGCTTTGGGCAAAACCGCCGACAGCTTCCAGTATGGCCTTGTACTGGGATTTCGTTAACCCCTGCTCATGAGCGAGCTTGGCGAAGTCAGCCATTTGCGTTGCGTCGACGTTATCCGGGTGTTCATACCCGGTTGGTTCTTCCGGCCAGCCCATACGCTTGTAGAAAGCCTGCAAAGTTTCTGGCTTATCTGGATCAGGTGTGGGTACAAGACCCGGCACCTTCTCCATGAGCTTAGCCTCGAAGGCTTTTCTTGCGTCCTCACCAGCATCAGGGCCTGGAATCCGGATGGATTGCCCGATCATCTGCTGACTGTCAATGAACTGCTTTGCAAGACCCTCGATATCCTTGACATCTTGTAGAGTCTTATGCTCCCGCAATTCCTCGGAAAGGCTATCCCTCCAATTCGGTTCTTCTGGCATTGTCTTCGTACCTCATCAATTGTTTTATGTAAATCACAGCATCCCGCCGACCAACGTTATAGCTAGTCTTATGCGGGTTCTCATTGAACAAATCGTCTGAATCGAACTCGTCAACTAGGTCCTGTAAGACTTGCTCCCCATCGTGGGTTGAGAAAAGTCTGTAAAACCTGGCCGCTTTTTCACGCAGCTTCTGTTTCTTCTCCACCTTCTGGCACTCCCATTAGCGCAGCTTGACCCTTGCCGATGGCTTCCATGCCCTTGCCTTCCTGCTCGTTGATCGTAGCAGCTTGCATCCTGGCTTCCTTGTCCTCGCGATCCTTGCGATTCTTCTTGATTTCCACCTTGGACCGCATCAGCTTAGCGGGTACTCCTTCCAACGATCCGAGTTCTCGAGCAATCGCATCCCAATCCGGGATGTCAAGAACATCAGGACGAATTTCCGATAGCTCGGCAAGAGTGGCCACCCAGCGGGTGACACCTTGAGCAATATCGGCTCGTTGCGCACGAACAAGCGGTCCCGTATAAATAATGTCCAGTTCGCCTGAACTTTCAAAGACGACCTGGGGAGGTTCACCAAGTTGTCCGGCTCGATATAGGATATTAAATGTCCTCTGTACCAGAGGGTCCAGATAATCCGATTGTAGTCGTCCAAGTGTAGGTCCCAGCAGCCTTTGCATAAGTTCATAGCGCGTTTGGACCTCCGTTGCGGTCATTGCCGGAGACTCCTTAAGCTCCAGCTGATCAACAAAGAATATCGACCGGATTGCTTGCTTGAGCTGCTCCCTCTGCAACTGCGACACATCGAATCTTGCCCCGGACTCGTACGGTTCCATAGAGTCCATTGACCGTACAACGGTCATGCCAGCAGGTTCCAAGTCGAGGTCGGACAACAGGCCCCTTTCAGTTACTTTAGTCGGAGGGTCGACTACCTTCTCTGTCGCTTTGAGTATAAGCTCCACGAGACTGTTGATAGTCAGTATATCCGGAAGGGCTATCATTGCGGGACCGTGGCCCCACATCGACTTGGAAGTCTTTCTCCACCGTGGGATAAAGGCGGGTTGTTCGTAGTAACCGCCCTCTTCGCCCAACTCAGAACTATCCTTATGGAGTACGTACTTCATTCCAAAGGGTCGTTCTGCTGGTGCTAGAATCTTGGAGGTATCCACATTTTCCTTGTCAGGGCGCGGATAAATACACATAATTACTGCGTACCGCTTGTCCATGCCCTGAGGGGTTTCGGCTTGCTTAGCGATATCCTCGGGAATCTTGTCTTTGCCAAATTTGGTGACCATCTGAACCGGGGTCCACATATAACGGCGGTATGTTCGATGTGCTTGACCCATATGGTTCTGTTCGAACCACATTTCCTCGACCGGGACAGATTGGAAGTTGAGCTTCTGGAACTTCCCGTTCTTCTCTTCAACCTCTTCGACAATCATAGAGGTACCATAAGATACCAGGTCGAGGTATGTTTCATTGGCCTCTAGATTGAAGTTAGAATCCTGAAGTGCATTGAAACACTTCTCCGAAGCCGCCTCAAGCCAGGAAACTGCCTCTTTGTCCTCGTTGAGGGTAAGTTCGCGGTACCCTAACTCGAACCAACGTATAGCCGGAGAAGTAAGACTGCCATGAATGCTACTAGCCAGAATATGAGCAGCATCAACAGCTGTACTATCGAAGATTTCTCGGTTATCTCTCCAGGTAACTGCATGCTCTGAATTAATATCACGAAAGAAATCACCACGGAAAGGAACAACAAGCTTATTGATGACATCCCAAATATCCTCAACGGTCTTTCGCTGGCTTACCAGATAGTCAAACCGTTTTTTAATCTCGTTTCCATCCATTATCTCATCGTCCCATCGTCGTTAAACATCCAAGGATACATTTCCTGGGCTGTCATGTGTCTGTTTCGCTTTGCGTGACCTGCGATAGCTGGTTTAACGCCATATCTAAGGCTAGTGACCTTGGAGGAGCCTCCGTAATCCTGCCACCCAACGCTGAGATAGCGCATAGCATCAGCGGGGTGACTGGACCAATCGTGGAGAGGCTTATCCCTGAACATTTGGAGCCGATCGTCATATTCTCGACGATAGGAGTACAAACCATCCAGTAACCTTCCGACATTCGGCTCATTAAACCTCGCTACTCGTATAATTGCTCGCGTCTGGTCAATCCCGTCCTGAACCGGGATTTTCGGTACAATGTCGAACGTAAAGTCAAGCGCAGCGGCGAATTCCCTTCTTGTCTTGCCGGTCGTCCAATCGGTATTTTCGAGGTCGTGCGGTCCCCAGTGTTCGTCAAAGTCATAGGGGAGAGAACGGATGTCCCTAATCCATTCGTCAAGAGCTTTGTTCCGCGCTTCGAGGTAGTCGATGATAATCGGCTTACCATCGTCCCCGCGCTGCGTAATAATAATGGCTGTGGCATCGCGATATCCTATATCCCAGTATGATTGACATTGCTTCTTAGGATCATGAGGAAAGTGTCCGATCCTACCTTCTTTGTCCGCGATGTTAAGTTCAGCAGTATAGAAGGCTCCTTCCATACCCGCTTCAAAGCTGCAGAAGTATTCTTGAAGAATCTTCTCCTCAGCCATGCCTTCAGCGCGCTCTTGTTCGATAACGTCAGGGCCGATAACCGGTGTACCATCTGGCCTGAACGTGTCGTCGACTGTAAGTATACTCGAGTACCAGTTAGGATTACCCGAAGCCATATCATACAGCTTTTTCCCATGATTCTTACCACGAGGGGTGTATATGAAAAGTGCCCATCCTTCGTTCTCAGCCAAGATCGGACGAATATAGTCCCAGGCTTTAGGGTCTGCGACAGCCCATTCTGAGAATATGACACCAACAGGATTTGTTCCAACGAGGGAGTCATAGTTATCTGACCCCACTACTTGATATATAGACCCGTTTCGAAAACGAATCTGCATATCTGAATTGTTTATAGGATTTTTCGGGTCCCGCATTTCCTTGGGAAATGCCTGGTCGATCATACGTCTTCCGTCGCGATCGATACCGTCCCATATTACCCGACGCCCCTGCTTGAGTGTTGGGAGCATGTGCCAGATGGTTCCGACACGCATCTGAGAAGCAACCGAAGACAATTGTAGGCAACAAGAGTCTTTACCACAACGTCGATGCCAGACAACCGCTGCACGTTTTCGCTCCAGACCTCCTGTGAACATGTGCTGGAATAGTGGGGCTTGGTAATCACGTGCTGTCCATTCATTTGGGAGGTTTAGAGCCATTTCCAGAGCCGGGGACTAACCGGTTAGCCCCCATTTCCGTCTTCTGGAGTAATATCCTCATATTCCCCTTCAACATCGATACCCATTGCGGCTAGGTTCACGTTAATTGTGAGGCCACCCTTAACTATTTCAGGCACCGTGAACCCACTGTGTTTGCTCATCAAGTCGAGCGCTCCCTTGTACGCAGCCATATTAGTAACCGGCGCAGACCAGGAAACGCCATCACGATCGACTCCTTGTATGGGTTTCTCGCCTTTGGCCATAGGTAAGTAATCATTAAGTAATTCAAACTGTACCATATCGCGAGTAATGAGAGACTCTTGAGCAAGCTCGTCGCCGAGAAGCTTAACATAGCGTGCAATATGAGGAGTACGCAACAAACGGAGGCCAGCGCTAGGAGAACGACCAACAGTTTTGGCGGCTCTTCTGTGGTTGAAGTCAACCAAGTACTCATAACAGAAGAGCCTTTCTTGCGGCTCAAGTACCTGTTCGAGCGATTCTTTCTCTTCGCTCGGCGTGGATGATCCGCTTATCGATTCTAACTCTTGCCCTGCCAATTTCTTTCAACCTCTCGTTGAGTATGAAAGTCCGTTCCTCCAAGGCTAGAGGCTTTGCTGCTTCTTCCGCCGTTAAAGGCGGGAGGTCCCTGAAGAATGTCTCTCGCATTCTAGGAGTATAGCACACCCGAGAGTCGCTGTCAATCCCTGGTAAGGGAATCTCGTGCGCGCGTACGCGGAAAAAGAAGAATCGCAAGGGAGCGGAGCGAAAGATATCGGAAGCGCTTCGTACCCCCCATTACGTGGAATGCGTTCCGAAGCTCGTCGGGGTGTACCCCCATGTTCCTTGTCGCGTGGTGCGCGATTTTCCTTCTCTGCCTCGATTTGGCCGCGGAATCCCGGCGTCTCTGTTGCGATGCAGCAAGGGGCCAGAACCCGGCGAACGGCGGGGACGCAACAGATACTTGACACGGCGGCTCGGCTGTGATACAATGGGGTTGTCGGTGGCGGCAAGGCCCGACGCCCCGGCAACACCCAACCGGGCCGACACAGGAGCACAACCATGAACGCGAAGACAGAGAAGACGGAAGCGACCGAAGTAGACGGAACCCCGAAGCGGTCGAAAGCACAGCAACTCGCCCAGTACAAAGCAGGATACGAAACGTACCAGCAGGGCAACGGCAACCTCAGCATGGATAACGGCGACGATGTGGCGCTGATTCTGAGGGGCGCATCACCGGAAGTCGTAATGCGAGCAGCCGAGAAGCTGAAGGGGCTGGAACCGGGGACGCTGGCAACGCGCTACGCCGACCGCAACCCCGGAGCCAAGCGGATGAACTCCGGCAACATGATCCGGGCATTCGTGAGGCGGGAAGGCACCGTCGAGCAAGTCCGCAAGGCAATCAAGACCGCCAACGCGGAGATCAACAAGGCCAGCTAGGCCGGAATACGGGGCCGGGGCAACCCGGCCCCTCTCCCAAGGAGAGGAACATGGAAGTCACCGAACACAGAACACGCACCACGGAACACGACGGAATCATAGTAACGGAGGCGCTATAGCTAAGAACTAGTTCCTAACACAGGCAAGGCCCAGGACCTGGAACCTCGGAACCACGAGAGGAGGGCCGATTGTGGGCGACATTTCCTTGGAACAAGTTCCTAACACGTTCCGCCCGGTCCTGGGGGCAAGAACATGTTCCGAAGGGAGCCGAAGATCGGACAACGGGTTGAGAAGCGAGCCAAGGGCGCGGGAACAGAGGGCCGCGAATCGTGGACGTGAACGCCCCCGCCCAGAACCCAGAGCAAGCAGACCGGTCCCGAGGACCGGGCAACCCCGCTCCGAACCCACCGAGGGGGGAGGAGGTATTCGCGAATAGACCCCTCCTCCTTCTCTCTCTTCTCACACCAACACGAGAGAAGGACCATGAGGACCGGGAAGACCTACGCGGCTTCTAGCTAGGACCGGAATCACTCACCGGTCCTTCCGGTCTCGCTCCACGTTGCCACAGCCGCGTGATAAACGGATACTTGACAGCGGGGTCCGGGTGTGATACAATGGGGGTCAGACCTCGGGGCCGGTGCCAACACCGAGAAGGACCGGGGCAAGACGAGAAGGACCACACAACAGGAGCTAGAAATGCCAATGTCACCAACAGCCCTGGTTGAGGCCGCAAATGACCGCGCCGAAACTATCCAAAGCATGGGCGCAGGAAAGGCCAGCAAGCGCGACCTGACCTATTACGTCCTGGAAATCGCAGAAGAGGAGGACAACATCAGCAACGCAGTCGTTGCCGTGGCGTTGTACCGAATTTGGGAGGATAAATGATCCACGCAAACCAGGACCACCCAACACTCTTTATCATCAAATCCACTGGCGAATCCGGCCACGTTGTTTATGCAACGTGTGACGCGGAAGAGGCCATAACCGTGAGCGACGAATGGGAAGAGCTACACGGCCAACCACCAGAACTCATAGAATGCACGTACGCAACGGACATGGCGGGGTGGAAGCCCATTGTCCCACCATTTGAGGACCTAGAATGGCCAATAGAAAACTGACAGACAAGCAAGTAGAAGCCCTGCAAATCGCTGTAGAAACCGATGGAGTCTTCCACGTGATCGAATCAGCGATTGAATGGGCAATGGAGCACTACGAACCGCTCAAAGACCTCGAACTTGAGGAGGATGAGTTTATTGACTGGGCAATTGTAATCCAGCCCAAAACCAGTGAAGGAGAAGACTGATGGAAAATGTAAAAATGACCCGCGAGGGCAACAAGCTGATTATTGAAGTCGATATGAATCAGGACCTTGGTCCTTCCAGCAGCGGGAAGACGCGAGTAATCGCCTCAACGCGTGGCAATGCGAAGGTGCCTGAATCTGACGCAATGATCGGGCTGAACGTCTATCGCAAAGCCTGAGTTGCTCACCGGTTGCGCCCTCCGGGGCGTAACTTGAGACCAACACAGGAGTAAAGATGAACGTCAAAGAACTTAGAGAAGCTCTGGACGAGTTACCGGACGACACAGAAGTTTTAGCTAACTGGACCGGCGAATATGAAGTTCACGAGATCATAAACGTGACAGCCGAGACAAACATGCTAACCGGTGGCTTGGCCCTCATTCTGTGCGGCGACCCAATGCCAATCAGCGACAACGCTCGAGATTTTGAGCCACACCCGGCTTACGAGAGCACAATCAACGCCTGGATTTTCGACTAACAGGAGCAGACAATGGGAATCAACACGATGGACCATAACAAGCGGTGCCCGAGTTGTGGGCGAGTTTACACACCAGATTTGGTAGACACGCCAGATTTTGGTGCACGTTATCAAATGTGGGCTGGCGGGGTGCTTATTCAGCGCGTTTGGCCCGAAGCGACAGCAATACAGCGTGAACAGCTGAAGACCGGCATTTGCAGCGACGAATGCTGGGATGAGTTTCTCGGCGTGGTTGACGATTGGCCAATCCGTGGTAGTGGCAATGAGTGGGATGACCTCTCAGACGCAGATCATGCGGCCTATGAACTTTACGGGCCGCTGAAGGATGATGAGTGATGAGTGATTACAAAATATTCGGGCGTAGCGTTGAGATCAACGACCTGCTTAGTGATGTTGGCAAAACGCACGAACAGGATACCGTTGACAGATGGGCGCATGCTGAAATTGAACGCCTGCAAAAGCGTAACGCCTTGCTTGAGGACGTAGCGGTAGCGGCTGAGAAGGTGGTTAATGAGGATGATAGTTATTGGAATGTGACTTTTGACTTGAATGAGCCACTCGACAAACTACGGGAGGACGACGGAAGGCCATGAAACGTCAGTACATGGTAATAGGGGCGACCAGTGTTGTGCTGGTCGCTTTTACAATCCAGGTCTGGTGGGCGGTAACACGCCCCCAGGAACCGCCAAATGAAGCAAGCTGGAAGCCACCGGCTATCGAGCAATGTGAGAAACCACTGTGGGACCGAATCAGAAACGGATGCTAATTATCGGCAAGATTCATCCCGATAATAGAAGGCGCACCCCGCCAAACCCTTATAACATAAATACCATGCCGAAAGAAGAACCTCATTACTTTACACAGCGTGGTGTTTGTAGTTATGGTGACTTAATTCACCAAAAAGAGCTAGATGAACACTCACGAAGAGACGAATTCGACCCAAACTTTGATGGAGAACCGTACGGCTTCTCGGATCAAGCACTAAATTTAGAGTTAACAGGTCGAGGACAACCAGAACTCATAAATTGGGACTTTGGTTGGAAGCCGCAACCCGACCTGGAGTATGTTGAAGAGCAATCAGAGCGCTATTGGTCTAGACGCGAAAGAAGATGGAAACCACGGAAGTGGTACCATGAACCTCAGTGGTAAACAGATACTTGACAGAAAGGCCACGGTGTGCTATAATAAAGGTCCGACCGGAGGACCATAAATGCGAGTAAAACTCACAGATTTTGTGCACGACAAAGAACTTGGCGAGCACGAGTTCGACGAGGTTTGGCAGGAACTTGGTGCCCAAATCAAGCACCAACTCCGCACGTTCGATCCAGATGTAACGTGGCTGAATCTCTACGTTTCACACGACGGAAGACCGTCGTTTAACCGCACGTTGGTGCGAACACAGGAGCAAGAAGATGGCTGAACTTAGTATTCACCGAGTAACAAGCGTAGTGGCCCATGTTGGTGAACCACAAGACGACCTCGCTGGCGAAAAATACGCTGTGACCAAAATCATAATCCACACCAAGGATGAAGAGCACCAAGTTGTTTTATTTGGCGCTCGCAATTTTGACAATCCTCAGACCCCAGTTTACCCATTCGTAGAATTGGAGCGCCCTAATGTCGAACAACCCAATGATTGACCCCATTGAGGGGTACGAATTGGTGTTGGTCTACCGGAAGCCGGACCTGCATAGGCAGGTTCGGTCCTTCCCACTCAACGTGGGCAAAACCGGTGGAGCACACATCAAGAACGCCGAGTCCTTGGTCGTAATGATCGAGGACGCTATTTACCTAAACGATATGAAGGAGAAATCAGAATCGACAAAGGACTAATTGAACTACTGGTTGTCCTAGCGGTGATCTTTGCCGTTATGGATGGAATTCCCTACCTAGAGAGGAAATATGGCCAACAAATCCGCAGGTTCATTAGAACCCACAAACGCGGGTAAGGGCAAGTGGTGGGAAGGAATCGACTCCTCGGATTTAAGCGAGCTACAAGCGCTTGCCAAGGATATCAATTCCACCATCGACAAAACCGTCAAACACGTAGCCAGAGGCAAAATCAGAGTAGGTAAGCTTCTCCTGGAAGCGCGCCAACACTTTGTTGATGATCAAGCCTTTGGTAAGTGGCGTAAAGAAAACACGATGGTACAGTCGAAGCAACACGCCCATTACCTGATGAAGGTAGCCGAAAGGTTTGGTGATGCACCAAAGCTCATTGATGGAGCGAACTACAGCGTTCTCCAGGAGCTTGTGTTAGCCGACCAGCAGGAAATCGAGTGGATCGAAGAGAAGATTGAAAAAGGCGAACCGCTCCCCACCGTACAGGAAGTACGTAAGAAAGTCAAGGGGACGAGCATGAAGCAAAAAGCGGTCGACGGTAAGTTGAACACGATCCCACTCTCCACGCCAAATGCGCCACTGAACGCCGTGGTGCAAATGGACCTAACCCTCAGGATTAAAGAAGTCGTGAAACGCGGCATCAAGGGCATCGAAGGTGACCTGATAATCCTGGGATTGGACCCCGACCCACAATGTCCATGTAATGAAATGGTGCTCGATGCAGTTGAGCAGCTTTGGATTGATGCGGCACAAAACCAAGATGAAGTACACGCCGTAAGACGATCGGTGGAGCGGGTAAGAGAAGACTTCAAGAACTGGACCGAATAAACCAGGGCTTGACAGGAGTGCTCAGGTGTGGTATACTGGGCACTCTACCACCACCACAGCCAGAAGGAGATAACCAATGGCAGAGCAAGAGAAAGAAGTAAGAATCCGCCCGAATCTCGAGAAATACGTGAAGGGCGTAAGCGGCAGCGGTAAGCGTACGCTGCGTACCAATGACCCAATCGCCGCCGCACTCGACGGTTTCACTCTGGATGAAGTCTATGCTGTCGCCAGCAAAATGACGGAAATCAGCCAGAAGGACCTGAAAGAGAAGTACGGTCACCTGAACATCGGCATGCAGCGGATGAACCTGGGTAATCGTATCCGTGGCGTCGTCGCCAAGTTGGACAAGGCCCACGCCGAGGACAACAAGGTGGCATCGGGTGTAGCAACGCTCGAGCTTGAGTGCCGCAAGCCACGTGAAGCCGCCAATCAGCGCGCAAAGGCAGCTGAGAAAGCTGCAGCTGATCGCGCTGCCAAGGCCGAGGAAAAGGCCAAGGCTAGCGAAGGCAAGGGTAAGGCAAAGGCTAAGGGTAAGACGAAGGCAGCATGACCTTCCCCTACAAGGCCCCTCCAATGGGCCACCAAGTGGTGGCCCTGCGGAAGGCCTGGCCATTGCGAGAGTTTGGCCTGTTTCACGAAATGGGGACAGGCAAGACTTTCACCGCCATCAATCTGGCCGCTGCTCGTTACCGGGCCGGTCAGATCGATGGCTTAATTATTATCTGTGATACCCCAATCAAGAACGTCTGGTACACAGGTGATGGAACG